TAAATATAATATATAGATCATGATTACATGATTACATGATCATGTATATAAAGAAATAAGCGCCAAAAATTGGCGAATTAAGTGAAAATTTTTCACTTAATTATTGTGATTTCACAATAAATCTCTTGCCAAAAATTATGCAAAAATCTCGAAAATTTTTGCCTTTTTTGGGGCTGAACCTTCCAAAAAGCCGATTTTTGTGCCAATTTTTGAAATTCTGAAAAAATGCTTTACTTTTTTTATGGTCTGTGGTACAATTCAAGCGGAGGGATTAGAACGTAATGATAGACAATACACAGAAAGAAAGAGTGTTAACAGTTACAATTCCTGCTAAGTCCTTGAAGAGATGGAAAAAAAAGCGAGGAACTGACAATATTTTCCTTTTCGACTTTCGGGGAGTTAGAAGTGGCGGAGGTCTGCAAAGAAGCAAAAAGAGTTATCGTGGTCGCAAAACAGCTTTTAAATCTGCGGCACACGCTCAATTATTGTGTGATCAGTATTTTTTAAGCTGCTTTAAACCTTTGGTTACAAAACAAGGTAAACTTGTAACTGATGAGCAGGGCAAGGTTATTTATACACAGGTTAAACCATTTACGATATCTGGTTTAGCTTATGTTTTGGATATGGATATGTGGACACTTCAAAAGTACTGTAACGGTATATATGACGATTTTAACGAAGACGACGATGAATACCTCCTTTCAACGGTTTTAAAGCGTGCAAAACGGCGAATAGAGGCTTACAACGAGGAAAGATTGTATGATAAAGACGGGTATAATGGCGCAAGATATAACCTTGACATGAATTTTAATTGGCGTACTGAAAGAGAGAAAATCGAAATTGAAAAAATGAAATTTGAAAAGTGGAAAGCCGAACAAGAACTTGAGCTTAAAAAACAAATATTAGCTGTAAATGACGAAGATAGCAGTATAACCGTCAATATTGTGCGTAAAAATACAGAAGATTGAATACATCTACCCTTGGCAGACAAAAAGAGTAAAGGAACAGACATAGTAAAATGCGTTCTTAGAGGGTTGCAGTGAATAATGCTGGGAATAACTGCATAAATAAACAGGCGGGGAGTGCTCCTTTACCTAAATTTTTGTTTTTAATCCTCTGTTTTTGAAAAATATACGTGATGATCGTGGTGTTGATTACTTTTTAGAACCCGCCTGTTTTATAAAACTTGTATTTTTATGTGAATTATAATATAATATTTAAAACTTGAGTTTATCATGCATTTTACAGAATACATAGGGGGTACATAAGGTTTGAATTATGGTGAAAGGCGAGCATGATTTTTTAAATTTTAGAAAGACAAGCGATTTTTGGAAATTTTCTGAGCAAGGTTTTCCAGAAGTAGATGCGGTTAAATTAAAACCAGACGCAAAACTGGAAATTGTGCCGTTTCATGAGGCGCACAGAGTACAAAAGAACCAAAGAAAAAGCAAAATTGTACACTTCTTTTTGGCGGATTATCTGTTTGAAAGAGTATGGAATCAGCCAAACAAGGCTGTAGAATTTTTGAGCGATTTTAAGGCAGTTTTTACACCAGATTTCAGTATGTATACGGATATGCCAAGACCTCTTCAAATATACAACGCATATCGTCGAATGTGGATTACAAAGTATTTTCAGGATGCCAGATTGCGTGTAATACCTGTGGCGTGCTGGAGTGATGAAAACAGTTATGATTTTTGTTTTGAGGGTATGCCTAAAAATGCGCTGATAGCAGTCTCAACTGTAGGCTGTGCGCAAAATCCGCAAGCAAAAGAATTATTCAAGCAAGGTTATGCAGAGATGAAAAAGCAACTCACGCCATCACAAATAATTTTATACGGTAAAAAACCAGCTTGGCTGGAAGATGCTGTAGTTGAAATAGAGCCTGACTATGAAAAAAGATTTAGAAAGTAGGTAATTGGTGCGAAATTTTAGGGGGATTGGCTGTGAAAGTACAATTGTTTAAAGATGGTAGGGCTGAAATTGATGTTCTCGGTTCAAAATGGCAGATTATTGAAGAGGATGAGTTGAGAGTAGCTAATGCGGATGGTTTTACCGATAACAGCGTAAGAGAGATTCATCTGCGATCAGTATTTAGTGATGAAAAAAGTTCTGTTGCAGATATGGAAGAATACAAAAAGCGTGTACTTAGGCACGAAATCTTACACGCATTTATTTTTGAATGTGGACTTGACACAGAGAACAGCTGGGCACGTAACGAAGAAATGATTGAATTTTTTGCCTTGCAATTTTATAAAATTGCAAATATTTTTAGTGCTGCTAATATAATACATCTGGGTGACAAATTGAATGAAGCTGAAAAAGATTTAGAGGAATTGGATTTTTGTTGTTCTAATGATAATTGATAAAGAGGTTAACCCGCGTTTTGAAAATTTCATGTTTGACTGGTACTACAAGACATATCTGTTATTTGGCGGGTATGGTAGCAGCAAAAGTTACCATATTGCATTGAAACTGATATTGAAATGTCTGTCCGAAAAACGAAAAGTGCTTGTAGTACGGCAAGTTTATGAAACTATGCGGGAATCATGCTTTGACTTATTCAAAGAAATACTGGAAGATATGGAATTGCTTGCTGATGGTACACGTCGCAGCAGTAAAACAAAGATTGTAGCCAAAGAATCCCCGATGTCGCTTGTATTTCCGAATGGAAGCAGGATAATCTTTAAAGGCTTAGACAAACCTGAAAAACTGAAATCCATAAACGATGTAAGCATAATTTGGATAGAAGAGGCAAGCGAAATAACATATCCAGCTTACAAAGAACTTGTTGGAAGACTTAGACACCCGAAACTATCGCTTCACATGATTCTAAGCTGGAATCCTGTAGCAGAGGAAAACTGGACTTTTAAGCACTTTTTTATTAATAGAGAACGTGAAAAAGTTATTCTTGACCCTGAAAAATTGTATGAAAAGGGCACATTAGTAAAACGTGGTGTATACTACCATCATTCTTTGCCAACAGACAATTTATTTTTACCAAAATCTTACATAGATGAACTTGACGCAATGGAAGACTATGACCCTGACTTGTGGCGTGTTGCACGTTGGGGCAGGTATGGGGCTAATGGCATACGGGTATTGCCGCAAATACGGCAAATGGATGCAAGCGATATGTTAAATATTCTCGTACAAATCCCTGAACACCTACATTTTACAGGTATGGACTTTGGGTTTGAGACATCTTATAATGCTATTACAAGGGTTGCAGTGGACGAGGAAACGGAGAGCTTGCTCATCTATCATGAATACTACAAGAATAAAATGACCGATGACCAGACTGCGCAGGAAATCGCATATTTGAAAAATACTCTTATCACAGCCGATTGTGAAGACCCGAAAGCTATTCAATATTATAATTTACACGGTTTTAGAATGCGTGGTTGTCATAAATTTGCAGGCTCAAGACTTGCAAATACACGTAAAATCAAGCGTTTTAAACGCATATATGTTTCGTCTGAATGTCCGAATACTTGGCGGGAGCTCAAAGACTTAACTTACAAAAAAGACCCAAGAACTGATGAAATTATTTATGACCAATTTAATATTGACCCGCATACATTTTCAGCAATTTGGTACGCGTTAGATACATATGAACTTGCTGATTTAAAAGCAAGAAAGAGGAACAGTCGAGAGGGGGCGAAAATATAAGCTATGGGTATAATCCACAACGAAGATTTATACAGTGATTTTTTAGCACAACAGATTCAAGGATTCAATCTTACAAAAGTTATAATCAATCAAGAACTTACAGGGGTGTTTAATACAGCAACCTTGCAGGATATGCGGGATATACTGAAAATGTATAAAATTTATGCAGATGGTGCTGAATTTGCAACAGATACATCCAGTAGCGATTACAGCCCCGCACGTTGGCATTCAAGGCAGATAAAACAACTAATCGATAAAGAAGCCCGATTTATGTTCAGCATTATGCCAGAATTTACATTAAATGACATTTCGGGGAGCGATGACAATACCCGATTAAACCCAAATCAGAAGTTATTAAAGAAAGTTTTGCAAGCAAATCGCGTTAGCGGCAAATTGGTTCGCGCAGCTAAAGACTGTTTAATCGGTAAACGTATTGCAATTGCTGTAAACTTCAATGATGAATCGGGCGTTACAATTAGTTTTATACCATCTTTGGAATTTGTCTATGAAACTGACCCTGCAAACGTGGATAAAATCACGAAATTTATACAGTTCTATTCAACTGTTGAAAATGACGAGAAAAATCAGCAAAGAATTTATAAAAAGAAATGGGAATTAGGTGAAGAGGGGTTCTGCTATGTTACAGAAGGAATTTATGATGGCAATGGCGTTTTGCAGGAGGAAATTTTAACAAATGAAAAAACGTTGTTTGAGTATATCCCTGTTTCGGTTGTGGTAAATGAGGGGTTGACTGGCGACCCATTTGGAGCAAGTGATATTTTAGCTTTAGAAGATTCTGAAAGTTGGTACAGTAAACTGTCAAGCAAAGACATAGACAGCCTTAGAAAGGGCGCTGACCAGATAACATATTTAATGGACGTTGACCCGCAAGCTACAAAAGATTTATCACGCGCGCCCGGGGCTTTATGGGATTTACAAACAGACCCCGCCCACCCGGACAAAACAGGCTCAATTGGTTCTTTAGACAATTCAATGGCATATAGCACAGCTCTTGACACAACGCTTGGCCGTATACGGTCGTCAATGTATGCAATGCTGGATGTTCCCGACACAAGTAACGAAGCTTTACAGGGTATTATTACATCAGGCAAGACGATGCAAGCCATATATTGGGGTTTAATGACACGATGCAATGAAAAAATGCTTGATTGGACACCCGCTTTTGAAAATATGGTTTATACAATAATCGAGGGTTGTAAATTGTATTCAAATGTTTATAAACAGTATGGCACAGAACCATTAGTTGATGAATATTCGGTAACAGTTGAAAACAATTACCCTATAATGCAAGATGACATTGAGGAAAAATCATCAGATATGATGGAGGTTCATGCTAAAGTTATGAGCCGTAAGAGTTATATGAAAAAATGGCGTAATTTGACTGATGAGGAAGTTGATATAGAGCTTGAACAAATTTTAGAAGAGCAACAGATGCTTGAGCAAGAAAATTACCCTGCCGAAAATATAGAATTTGATGATGAAGACCTTGATGAAGAAGACTTAGAAGAAGATTTTGATGAAGAAATAGAAGATGAAGAAGAGTTTAACCCAGAAGAAACTGAACTTTTTAAGCTTATTGAAGAGATTGAAAGGAGTTTAAGCTGATGGCATATGCGAGTAAATACTATGACCCGGTAAAAGCTCATAATTATTATATGGCGCATAGAAAGCTTAAAGGAAGAAGGCGTGGAACTCTAAACGATACAGGGAAAGAGGCTCTCAGTTATGTTAAACAACAATTGAAAGAACAGAGAGATAGAGAGCTTGAGGCTGCTGAAAAGGCGAAAGAGCAAGCTTTACGTATTTTGCAATCTGCACTTAATTCTATTGTTCAAAATATACAAAAAAGATTAGAATCAGGTAATTTATCGAAAGAGCAGAAAAAAGCCCTTAAATCGAGGATTTCAGGGCTTAAAGCCATATATAGGAGAGATAAACGTTATGTGAATGATACCTACCGAACAAAAGTAAAAACAGCACGCGAAAAATACAAGAAGGAAGTTGAATCTGAAACTGATAAAATTTATGCAAACTATACCAAAGCAAGTAGAAAAAAGAGTAGTTAGTTATGGCAAAAGCAAAAGAATTTGCGTTGGCACACGCTGAAAAAATTTGGTGGTCTAAAGAAACACAGAAGAAAATTGCAAAATTGTATATGGATGTGGCGAAATCTGTTGAGCAAGAAATGGCAAGTCTGCCTGAGCAAGGCAAAGTGTCCGAAACGCTGCGAAAAGAATACTTGCTTAACTATTCAAAACAATTACAAAATGAAATCAAACGTATACAATCCAGTATTTCTGAAACTACAACGCAGGGTATGTATGGTGCAGCTGAAGCAGTTGTTAACACAAATAACGAGTTCATGAATGAGGCAGGCCTCAAAGTAGAAGGAGCCTTTTCATATGTACCAACACAAGTTATTGGGTTGTTAGTATTAGGCAAAGTCTACAAGGGCGATTGGAGTTTTTCAAAAGCTTTGTGGCAAAATACTAAAAAGACACAACGAGATATTCAAACTGTAGTAGCTCGCGGTATTGCAGAGCAAAAGCCAACTTATGACATAGCAAAAGACCTTGAAAAATACTTGAATCCATCAGCAAAAAAAGAGTGGGATTGGAGCAAAGTATATCCGGGAACAAGTAAAAAAGTTGATTATAATGCACAGAGATTGGCGAGAACGCTGATTCAACACAGTTATCAGCTCAGTTATAGACGAGTAGTTGCTGATAACCCATTTGTTGAGGGTGTAATCTGGCGTTCAGCATTTTCAAGCCGCAGTTGCAAACTCTGTATGGAGCGTGACGGCACAATTTACGAAAAAGGCAGCGAGCCACTTGACCATCCGCAGGGGTTGTGCTATTTAGAGGCTTATATTCCAAAAAGTATGGAACAAATTGCGGATGAACTGATTGCATGGAAAAACAATGAGCCTATATCAAAATCAGTTAAAGAAGGTTTAGACAAATATTATAAAAGTGCTTTAGATATCAAATAAAAAGCGGTTATATGTCATCTTTGCAAAAATGGTTTTATTTTATAAGTTATGGAAAATAATTCTTTACTTTTTAGAAAATACCTTATATACTTATTTTAGGAGGCTTTTTATGAAAAAACGCGATTTCTGGCATAAATGTATTTACTGCAACCGAGACGTTTTCTTATCTTCTGGTATGATTATTACACACCAAGTGGAAAACGAAGAAAATGGAGAGATTTTGAAAGGTACATTTTTTCAATGTCCAGCTTGCGGAAATTTAGAATTACAATTTATTGATAATGAAAGGTCATTAGACATAAAATCGCCTCTTATACAGCTCGAAGAAAAGATATTGAAAAGTCAATCTCACGGTAAGGCAATCCACAAGAAACAAATGGAGAAATATCACATACTTACAAGAGAACTTAACCGTGTGAGAAATAAATTAACCTGTGAAAATCAGGAATGTTTTATCAGTTTTATCGAAAAAACTGAAACTGAATAGACCAGACTATTTAAATTCTGGAAAGGAGAACGGGAATGAACGATTTTTTACACAAGTTAATGAATCTTTGCAGTTTTGCGCCTGATGAAGGCGGTTCAGGCGGTGAAGGTGGAGACCCCGATGCCGACAACAAACCGCTTAAAACTTTTACGCAAGAAGATGTCAATCGCATTGCGGCGCAAGAGAAAAGACAAGGCGTGGCTTCAACACTAAAAGAGCTTGGTTTTGACAAATTAGAAGATGCAAAAGCAGTTATCGAGGCATATAACCAGCAAAAGCAAGCTAAGATGACTGAGATTGAAAGAGCGCAACAGGAAAAAGCAGAAGAAGCAAAAAAGGCAAAAGCAGCTGAAGAAAAGGCTGAATTTGTGGAACAAAAATTTGCTGCTGTTTCCGCTGGTTGTTCAGCGAATAATGCCGCTGATGTAGTTATGTTGGCGAAATCAAGAATGACTGATGCAAAAACATTTGAAGATGCACTTGAAGAAATAAAGGAGCAGTACCCACAAATGTTTGAAAAATCAAATGACAGTAGTAGTGGAGGAACAGGTGGAACAGGTAATCCACCAAGAAAGCCTATGAAGCCTGGAGCAGAAGGTAGCAGAGCGAAGAGACTTGCCGAAAATAGAAAACTCGCAAATTCTCAAAAATCATCATATTTTGTAAAATAGGAGGAAAATATGGCAAATAAAATCGTGAAAGAAACATACGGCGCACCAGAAAATCAGATTTTATTTATGACGCGTCCTATGGCTGCGGTTGGCGCAGTAATTGGTAATACAGGGGTTACAGCCGACCCCGAGGGTAACAAGATTCTCAAAGCTGGTACACCAGTAAGCGGAGATTTAACAGACAGAACAACAGCATTTACAAAAGCAACAACTTCTGGAGCGCCAGCGGCTTCAAATGCTATTGGAGTTCTGGAGCATGATGTTGATGTAACGAATGGAGCTGAAAATGGTTCTGTAATTATTTTCGGGTTTGTGAATCTTGAAAGACTCGATTCAGCGACAGCAGCGCTAATTACAACTGAGGTAATTGCAGCACTGGATGGCAAAGTTACATTTTTGAAGTAGGAGGTTAAAGATGAGTATATTTGATTTAATTACAGCACCAGAACTTACTACATATTGGGAGGAGATGTCTCAGAATAGAGAGCCGTATATTGGTGAGGAACTTTTCCCGAACAGACAGAAGCTTGGACTTGATTTAAGCTGGATAAAAGGCTCGAAAGGTCTGCCTGTTGAGCTGAAACTTTCTGCACTTGATGTGCAGGCTGTACCAAGAGCAAGAATAGGTTTTGACAGAATATCAACAAGTATGCCGTTCTTCAAGGAATCTATGTATGTCGATGAAGAACTTAGACAGGAGCTCAACAAGGTCCTTGAATCTACTAATCAAGCGTATATTGATGCGATTATTAATAGAATTTTCGACGATGAAATGTCACTTATCGAATCCGCTGCAGTCTCCAGAGAAAGAATGCGTATGATGTTACTTACAACAGGCGTAATTTCTCTGGAATCAAACGGGCAGGCATATACATATGATTACGGTTTAAGCGCAGGTCAGAAACCAACGGTTACAAAATCTTGGAGCGACCCGACCGCGCCTATTATAGACGATATTAGAACTTGGCAGGATGGAAGAGAGGATGAAACTGGTGAGAGACCAACACGCGCTATAGTATCAAGAAAAACTTGGGGGTATCTCCTTAAAAATACAGAGATTCGTAATGCTATTTGGGGTAATGATGCAGCAGCACCAGTTAATGACACAAGATTAAAGCAGTATCTTTTAGATGAGCTTGACCTTGATGTTGTTATAAACAGTAAGAGATACAGAAGCGTCGATGGTACTTCAAGAGCATATGTACCAGATGATGTATTTGTTTTATTCCCTACTGGAGAACTTGGAAATACTTGGTTTGGTACAACACCTGAACAATCTGATTTGCTTAGCGGTTCAGCAGCAAACGTAAGAATTGTGGACACAGGTGTTGCTGTTACTACAATGAAAATTGCTGACCCTGTTACAGTAGAAACGAAAGTTACACAGATTTGCTTACCATCATTTGAAAGAGCTGATCAGATTGTAATTGCTGATGTAATAGCTGGTTAGGGTATAAAGGGGGTATAAGCTGTGAAAATTACCAAAATGGGGGAAATTCTTGATGTACCTAAGGGGGCATATCGAGCTACATTTGAAAAGGATGGATGGAGTGTTTTAGGTACAGAAGTTGATACCCCTTCTAAGAGAAAATATAGACAGTCTTCAAGTATAAAAGATGTTCCATTTTCGCAGTTGTCAAGTTCATTTAAAAAAGGGACAGAAGATTTAGAAATTGAGGACGAAGAAACTGAAGAAGAAATACCTATATCGGAGATGACAGTTAATGAACTAATTGAGTTCGCAGAGGAACATAATATCGATATTTCTAATGCTAAGGGTAAAGCTAATATTAGACAGATTATTCTCGATAGTTTAGAGAGGTAGAACAATGAAAGATACTATCGCCGCTGATTTGGAAAAAATGAAAATTGTCTTGCGTGAATATGCTATGCCGATGTTTTCAGATGAAGAGCTGGAATATTTTTTAGAAAACAGTAGTTCATACAATGAAGCCGTATATACAGCAGCGTTATTAAAATCTGAAAATACCACGCTTCAAGTTAGCGGCGTAAGTACAGCAGATAGTTCAGCATATTTTTTACGCATAGCACAAATGCATAAACCTAATAACACAGGAATTTTAAAAGGTGTGTAAAATGTTTGAATTAGCAACATCTTTAAACATAGTTAGAAGACAAATAATGTGGAGAGGGAGAACTATAATTACTTGTCGGCAAAAACTTAATGAATATAAAGAGACAACAAAAGAATTTGAAGATTTTCAGTTTAAAGGTTTTTTCTTTGTCAGTTCAAGTGGGCACAAAAGTTTAATAAATGCTGACGGTTCAACTCTTCCATCTAAAAATGCTCCCTATGTGTTAGCTCTCTTTGAAGATTGTAGCCATATTGAGCCTGAAAATTTAATCTTGATAAACGATAAAAGATACGCTGTTACAGGTATTGAAAACGTGCAGGAACAAAATCTAATCGGCTTAATATCGTTGGAGGAATTGTATGAGAATAGATTCAAAAGGTCTTAAAGAAGGTTTAGAAAGACTTTTCAATAAAAGTGATAGTAAGATAAAAAAATATCTTAGTACAACTGAACGTAAATTAGAGAATTATGCTAAACAAAATGCCCCTTGGACAGACCGTTCAGGACGGGCAAGATTAGGGTTACACTCTTACACAGAAAAAAAGCCTTTTGGATATCGGCTTATTATTGCTCATGGTGTTGACTACGGTATTTGGCTTGAACTTGCACATGAAAAAAAGTATGCTATTTTAAATGAGACCATACAGCAAAACACTGATGATATCATGAAGGGTTTTACTAAGCTGATAGAGAGGGCTTAAAATGGAAACAAGATGGGAAGATATATTCAAGCATTTAGAAAAAGCGGGATTTGATGTGTATCCGCCAGCAACGAAGAAAAGCGAATGTACAAAAATGTATATTGTTGTAAGACATGCTGGAACTTCGAGTGTTCTGACGGTATCTTCAAATCGCGCTTTATTTGATTTGTTAGTGTACGCGCCAAAACACGAATATAGCAAAATCGAGAGCTACTTAAAGGAAGTTAGAAATGTTATGGATGAACTTTTCCCACTTTTTAGACCTGTACACACGATAGATACTCCATTTTTTGATGATGATGTCAAAGGTTGGATGGTGTCTATACAATATGAAAACTATCAAAAGCAAAGGAGGAGATAAGAATGAAAAAAGCGACAGAAATTCCAACTATTGATGTTAATTTGATAACTGTAACGTCAAACAGTGACCCTGCAACAGAAATTGCGCTTGATACAGCATCACAAATCTCAGTGGAATCGCAAATTGAAACTATAGATTCTGTTAAGCTTATTGTAAAAGGTATATTAAAGGCACAAAAACCTGAAACTTCTACAATAACTGGTACACAGATAACATTAACCGACAATGTTTTTACACCAGAACTTGTTAAAATTTTACAGGGCGGAGAGATAACAATGGACGATGACGGAACTACTGTGATAGGTTATACCCCGCCAACAGTAGGAAGTAAAGAGCGCGGCGAAACATTCACACTTTCTGCATATTCTGCTCAATATGATACGGCTGGTGAAATTGTAAGATATGAAAAAATTACATACCCAAACTGTAAAGGCGTGCCAGTTGCTTTTAGTTCAGAAGATGGAGTTTTCAGGGTGTCTACATATACAATTAACAGTGCGCCGAAAACAAGTGAAGCGCCTTATACAATAACTTATGTTGATGAATTACCTTTATAGGAGGGTATCTTGATGGCAGGATTAAAAATTACTCCGGTAGAAACTTTAAAGACATATGCAGAAGGTGAAATCATAGAACTTCCACCGTTTGCAGAAGGTCAACCTTTTATTGCACGAATTAAAAGACCCTCTTTAATGATACTAATGAAATCAGGTAAAATCCCGAATTCACTGTTATCAACAGCAAGTGCACTGTTTAACGGTACAACGAATAAAGCATTTGAAGAGAATGACCATTTTATGACAGACTTATTAGATGTATTAACAGCAGTTGCAGAAGCTTCTCTCATAGCACCTACGCTAAAAGAAATAAATGAAGCAGGGCTTGAGCTAACAGATGAACAATATATGTTCATTTTTAATTATAGCCAAGAGGGTATCAAAGCTTTAGAATCCTTTCGTAAATAGTAAACAAATTTTAGAGGTAATAAATTTATCAAAAATGTATAATTGTAGACCCTCAGAACTAATGGGCATTCATGATGAATATGAAGCGTTTTGTTTTGATGAAGCTTGCGGTTATATACGGATGAAACTTGAAAACCCTGAAGACGAGGATGAATTAAAGTTTAGAACAAAATACAATTCATTTACTGAAATGTATCGAAATATTGAAAGACAGGGGGGGATGTAATGGCGATAAATGCAGGAACAGCAATGGCATATTTAGACCTTGATACGTCTGGATTTAAGCGTGGACTTTCTTCTGCCTTAGAGAATTTTCAGGTATTTAATAATAGAGCAAATGACGCATCTAAAAGGCTCACAGCTTTAGGGCAAACTGCAACAACTACTGGGAAGACATTAACAACCGGGCTTACACTCCCTTTAACTGTGATTGGTGGCGCAGCTGTAAATTCTGCGATACAGTTTGAATCAGCTTTTGCTGGCGTGCGTAAAACTGTAGATGCAACTGAAGAAGAGTTTGCAAAATTAGAGCAAGGCATTAAAGATATGGCAAAAACTATGCCGCAGTCAGCAAGCGACATAGCAGCTGTTGCCGAAGCTGCGGGACAATTAGGTATTCAAACTGATAGCATACTTGATTTTACTAAAACAATGATAATGCTGGGTGACGCAACAAATTTGTCATCGGAAGAAGCGGCGACACAGTTAGCGCGATTTGCAAACATTGTACAGATGTCACAAGATAATTTTGATAGGCTTGGCTCATCTGTTGTTGCTTTGGGCAACAACTTAGCTACTACCGAAGCAGAGATTGTGGCGATGGGTATGAGACTTGCAGGCGCAGGCAATCAAATCAATCTTACTGAAGCTCAAATTATGTCTTTTGCCGGTGCTTTATCTTCTGTTGGTATAGAAGCTGAAGCAGGCGGTACAGCGTTTTCTACATTAATGATAGAGCTTCAATCAGCAGTAGAAAACGGCGGAGCAGCTCTTGAGGATTTTGCTACTGTTGCGGATATGACTTCTGAACAATTTGCCAAAGCATTCAAAGAGGATGCCGCTGGTGCAATTGTTGCATTTATTTCAGGTTTAAATGACACTGAAAGACTTGGTAAGTCTACCCTTGCAGTTGTCGAAAGCTTAGGAATGACCGAGATAAGACTTAGAGACACTTTGCTCAGAGCTGCTGGCGCGGGTGATTTGCTTAATCAATCTTTGGAAATTGGTACAACCGCGTGGGAAGAAAACAATGCTCTTGCAAATGAAGCTGAACAAAGGTACGCAACAATGGCGAGTAGACTTGCAATGCTAAAAAATCGCTTAAACGATGTTGCGGTGCAAGTTGGTGAAATACTTATGCCATATTTTGAAAAATTTGTTGGTGTTTTAGAGAACTTGTTTAATTGGCTCGATACTTTAGACCCACAAACAAAAGAATTCGTGGTAAAATTAGGTCTATTAGCTGCTGCTCTTGGGCCAATACTTTTAATTTTTGGTAAATTGATACAAGCTTTTCTACAGATTAAATCAGTGTTAAGTGTTCTAAGTCCTGTTATAAAGTTTGTAATCGGTTTATTTACTGGTACAAGCGGATTAGGGGCTGCAATAAGTGCATTAGCTGGCCCAATTGGAATTTTAGTTGCTGTTATAGCGGCTTTCGCTATTGCATGGAAGAATGATTTTGCTGGTATTCGTGAATTTACAAGTGAAGTTATAGACAGGCTAAAGGAACTATTTAGTATCTTTGTAGAACACTTTCAAGGAACTTTTGGAGATAGAATTTCACAAATAATAGAAACAGTAAAAGAAGTATTTAAAACTCTTGAACCTGTTGTAAGCACAATTTTTGATTTAATACTTGATGCACTTGATATTTTTATCGCATTGTTTTCTGGTGATTTGGGCAGTTTGAAAGATGCTATTGATAACTGGGTTGAAGATAGTGTGAAATTGTTTGAAAACTTCGCAGAAACGCTCTTTAACATCGGTAAAATACTTGTACAAAGTTTATGGAACGGTATGAAAGAAGATATTGACAAAGTAAGTGACTGGGTACGTGAAAAAATCGGAGCAATAAAAGAATTTTTTGGTTTTGAAAATGACTATGTTAGCAGTAGTACACAGAATAATGCACGAAACACATTGTCAACAGGCTTGAGCGGGGCTCAAAGAGCTATATCTACAAGCAATAGTAATAGCGCGCAACAAGCTGCAACAAGCCGAGCAGGGAATACTTATATATTTAATTCGCCTAAGGCACAAACGCCAGCAGAACAAAAACAAAGTTATGAAAAACTTGCACAGCGTTCCGCGCTTGGTTTTTAAGGAGGTGAGAGTATGGAAGTATTATTGAAAAACTTAGTACAGAATACTGAATTATTCTTATCTCAAGAAAATACTGACTTTGTCCTTGAAACAATAGACTGGGGGAGTGTTCAATCTTTAACTAATTCAATCCAATATATAAATCTTATCGGTTCAGAAATACAAAGCACACTTTTACAGCCCAGAAGTATCGCAATTGTTGCTTGGCTTGTTTCAGATAACGAAACAGATATGACCTCTAAAAAACAGGTTGTAAATAGCTTTATCAATCCTCTACAAGACATTGAGTGTCAGTATAAAAAATACAGTATTGTGTTCAGACCAGATACATCGGTACAATACAATAACACAGAAATTAGATATAATAATCAGGTGTTATGCCGTTTTCTTATCCAAGGCACAGCATATATGCCTTTATTCGGTTTAATACAAAAGGAAGAAAAACGAAAAGGCACAAATTCATTGCCTATGTTTCCACTAATTATACCAAAAACAAAAGGCAGACCATTTGGGATAATTCCAGAAGAAAATTTTGCTAAAGCAACGAATATAGGTGATGTGGATGTTGGTTTTATAATGGAAATGCAAGCATCACTTGGCAAGGTGTCAAACCCTAAAATTATTGACAATAAAACAGGTGAATTTATTGAGGTAGTTGTTGACCTTGATTTGGGGGACAGTTTAATTGTATCTACTGTTAGCGGCAATAAATATGTTACACTCATCAGAAATGGTTCCAAAATAGATATGTTAAAAGCGGTTACAAAACAAAGTACAATGAGCCTTATGTTACATGTAGGAAGCAATGATTTTACAGTCACAGCCGCTTCTAATCCAACAAATCTTGAACCAGTTTTAACGTTTAGTCCGTTATGGGTGGAGATTCAAGAAGCGGAGGTGTATTAAAATGGTTGTATACCCTGAAATATACATACTCAACGAAACTTTTGAAAGATTTGACAAGCCAATAGATATTTTTAGTAGCCTACAGTGGATGCCAGCATATAATGATGTCGGAAGTTGGGAGATACAAATACCTATACGCTTCTTTAATCTCGTAACAACAGGTACTTTTATTGAAAATACTGCTGATAAGGACCATTTTGGTGTTATTGAATACATTGAAAAAATAACTAACGATGATGGAAGCGAAGATTTAACAGTGCGCGGGCGTATGGCAGAGTCTATATTGGGCAGAAGGATTCTTGGAAACATTGCAATACAGCAAACTTTTCCAGAAAATGTTATTGCAGACCTTGTAGACAAAAATATGATTACTACTACACAGAATCGAATTGTGCCTGAATTTCAACTTGGTACAATTGCTGAATCGAACGTTGGAAATATCGATTATGCTTCAATCGGTCAAAACTTATTGGATGAAGTTACTGGGATTGCAAAATCTTCCCAACTTGGGTTTAAAGTTTACTTAGAAGATGATGAAAACGCGAATACGCACGCAGTATTTAGTGTATATAAGGGTGTAAATCGTACAGAAGAAGATAATACGCAAGTTATTATAACCACAAATCCTATTCCTAATTTAATTTCAAACGGAAGATTTATAAATCAACTTTCCGGTTGGCAAACACGAAAGTATGGGATAACGGCTGAACGATACACATTGACAGGAGAGGCTCAATACAGAGTAAAGAAGACGAAGCTCTGGGATAGATACTGGTGGCCGGAAGACCCAGAAGAAGGAGAAGAGAGAGAATACATTGAAGAACCTTTGTATGCTGGATATGTGTATCAAGCCGTAAATTTAAATAAAAATCATTTGTACTATATGGCTGCAAGTGTTCAAAATCCGACAAACACAGTTTTAAGCTGTGGAGTAGAGCTTGATGGTGGTTATCAGATGAATTTTTCCAATACAAAAAATACAACTGTCAGAATGTCTGCACTTTTTGTACCAAAAGCAAATGGGCAACAAAATTTTGTCTTGGGTATAGGCGATTTTCCTGATGATGAAGCGTCGGAAGGTATGACGGCATACGTTTATGAGGGTTTAATGGTAGACCTAACAGAAGAATTTGGCGCAGGATATGAGCCGACACTCGCTTGGTGTGACCGTTTTATTGTATGGAATGGCAGTAATTTGCAATATCACTGGGAAACGATAGAAAAGATACCAAATACAGTTGACCCGCTTGTTTTTAGCCGTGACAGAGACAATGTATTGCAATTAGGATACCAAAAGAATACAGTTACTGAATTAACAGAAATAACTGTAAAAGGTGAAGGAGATATTGTTGTTAAAGTACAAAGTGATGAGAGTGTAAGCGGGCTTAGGCTAAAAGAGGGTTATGTGGACGTTTCAAGTGATATTCCAAGAACAGTAAATGACGTTGAATTACCACATCAAAGCTATGTGAATATGCTTACTATTCGTGCACAAGCTTTATTGTCGGAATCAACTATCAATGAATGTATCAACATTTCATTATATGTGTTGAGTAATTTTCAATATAAGAAAGATTTTTTCTTAGGTGATATTGTCAGTTGTACGGATAAACGTACAGGCATAAGTATAAACTTGCGAATTACTCAAGTCAATGAGGTTTGGGACATTAACGGTTATACCATAGGTTTAACGCTTGGTGAACCTGTTCCACAAATATTCGATAGAGTTAAATTTTTGGCGAAAGGAGTAAGATGATATGGCAGCAGAAATTATATTGCCAGCAGTGCCATTCGATAGCAATGAATTCGTTGACAGTCAAGGTCACATAACTTATGACCGTGTGGCGTATTCAGCGGATTATGCTAAATGGTGGAAAACTTATTTCAGTAATGGAATACTTGTAAATGGCGGAGGAAATCTAACCACAGAATTTCAGACAACAGTAAAATCAGGTACTACAATTACTGTAGGAGCTGGAAATGCTGTTATAAATGGTAGGACGGCGTGGATGGAAGAAGACACAGATATAACTCTTACTGCTAATACCACATCAAGTGTTCGTTATGATTTGATTTGCTTAGAGTTAAATATACCAAATGACAGACAAATTGCTCTAAAAGTTTACGAGGGGGTTGATTATACTGCACTCGTGACAAATGGCACAGGCTTAACACAGACAGACGATGTATTTCAGATACCTCTTTCTGTAGTTCGTGTTACTACAGCAAATGCTCTAACTATATATGATATGCGTACTCGTCACAAAAATTGGATAAGTAATGTAAATATCGGTGTAAATGTACCTAATGATATTTCAGATTTACCTTTAACTACAGAAACCGCTAATGTATACTATTTATCTGGTGCTAATGCTACTTATGATAAGGCACTTTATAAAAATCAGGCTACGTACAACTTTGTTGTACGCATAACCTCTTCTCAAACTTGGACTGTGCCCGATAATGTAAATGAAATTTTTGTTGTTGCTGTTGGCGGCGGTGGCGGAGGTGGAAATGGAAACGCGGACACTTTAACCTATTCATCCTCTGGAGGTGGTAGCGGCTTTGTTGCAAGTGCAATTTTAAGAGTACATCCGGGTAGTGAATATCCAATAATTATTGGTGCGGGCGGACAAGGCGGCGCATATGGAGGTGGTTCAGCTGAGGCAGGCGGTACTACTTCTTTTGGTAACTTTCTTTTTGCAGCAGGCGGAAATCCCGGACAGCCCGCGTCTAATTCTAACTCATCATCAAGTAGAGGCAGTAATTCAGGTGGTGCAGGCGGTGCCGCGAAGCGGCACTTTAAAGCAACCTCTATTGGCAATGGTGGAACTTATGGAAACGATGGGGAGCAGTGTACATCAGATTCAGGCAGTACGGTAGGAGGATATGGCCTACAAACTATTTTATCCAATAACAAAGCAACAAACCCTACATACAATAGTTTAATAATAAGTCGAATACTTCAAACTTTTAACGGAATGTATAGATATATACTACCGGGCGGAGGTGGCTCAGGAGCAATATTAGGCTCAGTAGTCTCATCTGAAGCTTCTACTACTACCAGTCATGGGGGGTACGCCAGCGACCTCTATGGTAACACTTTTTCGTCCTACCACGGGGGTAATGGAGGGGTACAAAACAGTACAAACGGAAAAACAGCCAATATACCCGGCGGAGGAGGCGGCGGCGGTGCAGCTGGTGTCTCGCCAGCTCCTACAGGCGGTGCCGGGAGTGATGGTGCAGTATACATCTATTATTATTTACCAGATTAAGGAGGATTTTATATGGACGAAGGCTTACAATTTGCTGTAATAGAGCATAATATTTGTACAAATATTGTTGTCGGAGATTCAATAGCATCTCTTCAATCACTTCTTCCCCATGCAACAATTGTAGAGCTTGAAACTGGATTTGGAATAGGCGACACATATGGAAACGGTGTATGGAAGAAAAGCGAAGAAGTTGAACCGATAGAAGAGACTGCTTTAAGACTTTCAAGCATTACTTTTGTTGCTTTGGCAGAGAAAGGACTTATTGATGAAACTACTTCTGTTGAAAATATGAGCTTTTTTGCAAAATGGGGATACCCTATAACCTACAAAGTAGGGGATATGCGTACATATAATGATATGTTGTACACGTGTATACAAGTTCATACCTCACAGGAAGATTGGACACCTGATACAGCTTCATCGCTTTGGAGACCTTGTGCTAATCCTAATGAAGAATACCCGCAATGGTCACAACCAATAGGAGCTCATGATGCTTATATGGCGGACGATAAAGTAACACATAATGAAAAACATTATATAAGTCTTTCAGATAACAATGTATGGGAGCCTGAAGTATACGGATGGGGAGAAATAGAATAAATTTACTTTACTTTTTCACTAAAATAACTTATAATTAACTTTAAGGAGGTGTTTTAATGGCTATTAAAACCGTCACTGTAACTATTAACAATGTACCTACAACACTAACATATAATAGCGGTACGGGTAAATACGAGGGTACTATTACTGCCCCAGCGAAATCATCATATGATGAACCGGGTGGGAGTTATCCTGTATCAGTAACAGCGGAGGATACAGCAGGCAATAGTACTACTAAATCGTCAGCAGATGGCGATGGTGTTGTACCTGCTCTTATCGTACGGTCAACAAATAAACCAGTTATTGAAATTGTTTCTCCTACTGCGGGAGCTATACTTAGCAATAACGTTCCTAATATTGTATTTAAGGTAACAGGAACAGATGCTGGAGTAAATGTTGAGGAAACAGTGCTGAAGGTAGATGGGCAGGCTGTTTCAGGTGTTACTCACACATCAGACGAGAATGTATTTACTTTCACTTATACACCGTCTACAGCTCTTGCAGATGGAGAGCATACTATTGAAATTACAGCAAAAGATAACGACGGCAATGCAGCAGTTACGGCATCAGCATCGTTCAAAGTTGATACAGTACCGCCTACACTTAATATCACTCAGCCTACACAAAATCTGGTAACAAAGAATGCGTCCTTAATTGTAGCAGGTACAACAAATGATGTAACATCATCTCCGGTAACTGTAACAGTAAATGGAAGTACTGTAGCAGTAAATCCTGAGGGTACATTCAGTACTACAGTTACATTGACCGAAGGAACTAATACTATAACCGTTATTGCAACAGATAAGGCTGGTAAACAGTCTACAGTAACAAGAACTGTTACACTTGATAGCGTAGCACCAAATATAACAGCAGTTACAATTGAGCCAAATCCAGTAGATGCTGGGCAGACCTTTGTAATCTCTGTAACAGTAACAGACTAAGTAAAATGGTAAGTAAGGTTTATGGAACGTGCGGTAATATAGACATAATATTTCAGAGAGTAAGCGAGGAACAGTGGGAAACTACTGTTCCCTTCGCTGAAATTGGGCAGTATATTGTTTCGGTTACAGCTGAGGATATGGCTGGAAATTTAGCTTATGCTGCGAGCATTTTAGTTGTTATTGAACCTGATACCAGTGGAATTCGTATTAGAATTTTACCTACTGAGTTTGTTGTGGAGTTGTTACCAGTATATGTGTAGTTTTGGAGGTTAGCTATGAAACTTGTAAAATTTCAGCTTGGAGAGAGAAAAGCGGTGCGAATAAGGGTTTGGAATATAAACAATAAGTCCTTTTTTATTCAGAAACCTTCATATGAGCTTTGGCACGGGAAAACCTTGGAAGACGCTGGTAATGCGAACATTATTGAATCTGACGAAGATAAGGCTAAAATTATAGAAGCGGTAATTGAGCCAAAATCGATATTTACTTCTTATAAACTCCTGATTTGTTATACAATTGGGCACGAAGAATTTAAAACTCCGATAATGATTGAGGTGGTGAGATAATGATTATAATAAACGATTGTAGTTTAACGCCTAATCCAGCAAATATTAACAGCGCAGTTAGCGCAAAAGTTGCCGTAATAGAATTTCCAAGTGTTTTAAATCAAGCTTCGTGGGCACAAATAGCACAAGCTTCTGAATTAGGTATCGCTTCATCACTTTGGAGCGTAGGAGATGAAAAAACAATCTATTTAGCACCAGAAGATGGTGGATTGCCAGAAAAACCGGATGACTACAATACTTTAACACTTGTTATTATGGGATTTAATCACGATGATAAGGCGGACGGCTCAGGTAAAGCTGGTATTACTTTCGGAACAAAAAATCTTATGGCTTATACGCGGAAGATGAACAGCTCGAATACAAGTGCAGGCGGTTTTACTGGCTCGGCTATGTATACATATTTACAGAATACTCTTTTTTCTCAATTTGATCCTGGCTTACAGTCTGCAATTAAGCCAGTTTTAAAGAAAACTTCTGCTGGGAATCAAAGTACAACTATTAACACGAACGCAATGAAGCTCTTCCTTTTCTCTGAGATTGAGATTTTCGGTGAAGCTGGTCACTCAGCTTCTGGTGAAGGTTCGCAGTACAGCTATTTTGTGACTGCCGCAAACAGAGTCAAGTATCTCACCAATGGCGCAGGTTCTGCGAGTGCTTGGTGGGAGCGTTCCCCTTATGTGGACAGAAACGCCCGCTTCTGCTATGTGCGCAGCAGCGGCGACGCTTACTACTACTACGCCAGCGGTTCATGGGGAGTTTGCTTCGGATTTTGTGTATGAGGTATAAGCAATGATTAAAATAACTAAAGCTGAATTTCCTAAAAATCCGGCTAATATAAATGAGAACATATAACGGTTAAAGAAATTGACCAGCAGGCAAAATTTCCGCTTAGAATACTAAGAAATCTTGGCGTGTATTTTGGATTAGGTACAAATAAATAGTTTGTATAAATATTAAAATTGAAAGGAGATAAAGTTATGGCAAATGATGTAAGACAGAATTTAATTGAAAAGTACAAGGAAAATGGTACTTTTGCTTCAATGGAAGCAGCAGGCGAAATGGGGGATATGGGTGTGCTTTTTGATAAACTCATATACACTTATAAAGTAAAAACAGGAATGATTCCAGCAGAGGGCGCAGATGTTTATGCAGGAATACCGGAAGACTTTAACTGGGAAGAATTTGCAGAAGACTATGAAACACTGGGGTAAAAATGAAAAAGACGGTAACAACAATTAAAAAGTACGACGCTGAAGGAAAACTGGTTGAGGAAACTGTAACAGAAATTACAGAACCAAGTGAAACTACCCCTCAAGTTTTAAAGTCAGCAACTTATTTACCCTACATATGGGACATTCATAGGATTACCTGCTCAGTGGAGGATTTAAATGACTTTTAAATTTGATAGTTTACCCTGTGCACCGCTTAGAATTACTTCAAAATTTGGTAAACGTAATACAGGAATCGCTGGCGCATCTACGTATCATCAAGGTATAGACCTTGGCAGGGATTTTACAAAGTCAAAAACTGAAATAACTTCTGTAAAAGGCGGCATTGTTACAAGTAATTACTGGAATGATTACCGTGGCTGGGTTATTACGATAAAACACGATGATACATACACTACCCTTTATCAACATTTAGCAAAAAGGTCATCTTTTCCAGTAGGGAGCAAGGTTGTAGCAGGGGAAACAATTGGTATTATGGGCAATTCTTCAAATAAGGCTGTTTTAAAGGTTGCAACACACTTACATTTTGAACTGCGAGAAAAAGGAGTACCTATAAACCCAGAAAAATACTTGAAGGAGGTAAAGCCCGTGGATGAAAATAGGGTAAGACAAATTATTAAAGAAGAGCTACAAAATGCATCTGTCACAGAACCTTCAAAAGTCTTAAAGTCAACTTGGGATGAGGCAAAAACGAAAGGTATAACAGATGGCAGTAGGCCGCAAGGATATGCAACGCGAGAACAAGTTATTGCTATGGTAATTCGAGCTGTAAAAGCTTTTATTGAAAAGTAGGTGAGGCAACATGAAAAAGAAACTGCAAAGCCGTAAATTTTGGGTTGCTATTGCCGTAATTGTTGCGGGGGTACTGATGATGTTTGGGTATTCGGAAACCTCAGCAGAAACTGTAGCAGGTTCAATTGTAACAATTGGCGGAGCACTTGGATATTTATTCGCAGAGGCCAAAGCTGATGCAGCTCATGTTGACAAAAATACTCACGATGTAGATATAGAAATGGTTGAAAAAGTTGTAAAATCTATAAGCGAGGCAGGAGACAAAAAATGATGACACCAACAGCAACAATAACTTTTGTTACGGGCATTATTGCGTGTCTTATCGGAGTGGCTACTTTTGCTGTTGGTATGATATCGCGTGCTAAAGAATCTGGGATTTTATCTCATAAAGTAGATACCGCTTTACAAGGAATTGAAGAAATTAAAAGAACATTAAATGAGCAACGCTCTTGGCGGGAGTCTATAATTATTGAGATAGAATCCCACGACCAAAAAATTAAAACACTTTTTCAACGCGTACAGGTTTTGGAACAAGAGATGGCAGTGTTAAAAGAGCATGATGTTAAATTTCACACCTCATAAGTATCTGAAAGGTAAAATAAACAATGATAGACAATTTTGAAAAGGGTATAAAAGAGCTTAAAGACAATGATGCTACTGAACAAAGTTTAGCATTAGTTGAAATAGTTAAAGACCTGTTAGACACTACTAAAAAGCACCTAAATCGTGTATACTTATTATTAGGAATAAGTTTGGTAGTAAATTTTTTAACAGTTGGCTCATTTTTATTGTATGAATCTCAATTTGCATATGAAGCTACTACTGAAGAAGTTATTACAACTGAAACCACAGATAATAGTGTGATAACGCAGGAAGTAGACGGAGAGAATTCAGAAATAAACAATGTTGAAGGTGATATGTATCGCGATAATTCAACACATAATGAGTAAGGAGATATAAGTTATGGCAGCTAAACAAACTATCAACCGGACTACTAAGACTAAAACAACGACGAAGAGAAAAACGACTGTAAAACGAACGAAATCAAGTAACGGTTCAAAGCGTTGCCCGACTTGCGGACGATTTATGTAAGTTATGAGTGAACATATAGATACACGAAGAAAAATTCAGGACATAAGCTCTGTTAAAACTTTTGAAGAGTTGCTTGAAAATTGTATTCTAACAGATGAAGATAAAATGTTAATGCGATTGCATTATTTAAATGGCAAAGACTTTCGTTTTATTGGTGATTCCCTTGGATTTTCAGAATCTACAATTAAACGCAGACATAAGAAAATTTTACAAAAATTGAATAAAATGTTTTAAACTTTTTAGATACTTTTTAGATATTTTTAAGACCTATCGAAGCTACTTTCGATGGGTCTTTTTATTTTAGAATTAAGGTAAGAAAAGGAGGTGTTAAGATGCCTGAAACAATTTTGCTAAAAGAGCTAATGTGGGAATATAACTGTCCGAAATCTAAAGCACAAAAAACGATAGACATTTATAAAAAGAAAAACAAATATGATAAACTTTGTGAAATTGTAATGAGCAAGAGACAACTCCCGCAGTTTACGGAATAAAGGAGGAGTAATATGAATCCTATATATGGCGGAGGATTTTCACCGTATAACCCAATGATAGCAGCCCAACAGCGACTTGCAGAACTGGAAGCTCAATATGCGCAGTATGGGGGAAATCAACCAATGAATAACCCTATAAACAACCCAGTTTTTACACAAAATCCGCAATCGCAAGTACAAATGACACAGCAGCCACAGAATTTTTTAAAGTGCCGTGCAGTAACTTCTATAGATGAGGCAAAAGCTGCAATGATTGATTTAGATGGTTCGATATTTGTATTTACAGACTTTGGAAACAAACACATCTACACAAAACAGATAAATCTTGACGGTACAGCCACACTTAACACTTATACTCTTGAAGAAACACCCGTTTCTTCACCCGTTTCATCAATAGTAAAAACAGAAAATACAACAAAATTTGTTGAGCAGCAAGAATTTATGAACAAGTACAATGAGTTGTATGACGATATAGACAGGATATTTGCCGATTTAAAAGCCGTAAAGGAAAACATCAATAATTTATCCATAGCAAAAGAAAAAACAGCTCAGACGGCCGAAAAAGGGGGTAAAAAGTGATGAATAATCCACTCGGGGTGCTTAGTCAATTCTTAGGAGCACAAAATGGAATGAATCCAATTTCAATTATGACCCAACTTCAAAAAAGCGGCAATCCGATGCAACTAATTCAACAGATGTTTGGTAATGACCCGAAAATGCAGCGAGCTATAGCAATGGTACAAGGCAAAAGCCCGCAAGAAGTGCAACAGGTTGCGTTAAATCTATGCCAACAACGCGGAATAGATATAAATCAAGCTATACAACAGGCTCGTCAAATGGGTATACAAGTACCCGAAATTGAAAAACGGTAGCACGCCAATAGGCTACAATAAATTTAAGAAAGGTGGTAAATACTATGATGATGGAAAATTGCGGAATCACACCAGTTTATGACATTAACGATGGCAACAGAAATAACAATGACGGCTGGGCTGATGGCGGCTGGGTGTGGATAATTTTCTTATTCTTCCTTATGGCTTGGGGAGGTAATGGATGGGGAGGCTTTGGAAATGGCGGCGCCAATGGCGCACTCACAAGAGCTGACCTTTGTCAGGATATGAACTTTCAGTCAGTAGAAAACGGTGTAAGAGGAATTCAGCAGGGACTCTGCGACGGTTTCTATGCACAGAACACAACAATGCTTCAGGGATTTGCTGGTGTAGATAGTGCGCTTTGCAACGGCTTTAATAATGTTAATAACAACATTACACAGGCACGCTTTGACTCTCAGCAGTGTTGTTGCGAAACTAACCGCAATATAGACGCGGTTAGATACGAAAATGCAAGAAATACTTCCGACATCGTAAACGCTATAAGAGAAGATGGAGCGCTTACAAGAGCTCAGATGACTTCAAATGAAATACAGAACCTCAGAGACCAGCTTAACACAGCAAATCTCCAGCTTTCACAGCAGGCTCAGAGCGCAAATCTTATTAACCAGCTTAGACCTTGCCCGATTCCTGCATATCTTTCGTGCTCGCCTTATACGAGCTATGACCCATTTGGTTATAATTGCTACAATGGATTTGGTAGAAGTGGTTGCGGATGTGGCTGCGGTTGCTAATTGAATAATTCCGCTTCAAGCGTGAAATTCACAAAAGGCGGACAAATTGTCCGCCTTTTTTATAAGAAAGGAGAATAAAATGCCTTGTAAAGATTATTGTAACAACGGTTACTTTTGCGGCGGGTGTAAACATTTTACCCGTAGCACAACAATTGCAGTAACAGACGGTCAGGTGGTTATAACAATTCCATCTGAAACTGTTAGAAATCATGAAAAATTCTGTATTTGTCTTGCACAAAATATTCCAGCAGGTGCAACAGCTAACACTCCGGTTGTTATTCAGGTAACAGGAAATACAACCTTATATTCATTATTAACAAAATGCGGTAATCGTGTATGGAGCGACCAATTGAGAAGCCGCAAAGTATTACATACAATTGCACTTACGGATGTACCCGCTATGAAACTTTGTGACGATAATGGAATTTGTTGCACAGACCACGCGTTTCCAACATTAGTTCCAACAACTGTAGCAGCAGCCTCTGAAAATGAAACAGGAGAAGAATAAATGAGAGGATATTACCCGGTTACAGAGAATGACTGCAAGTGCTTTGATGACGATTATATTGCGTTATTGCAAGTATTATCGGTTGCACTTGGGGTTTATGGGTTAGAGCAATCCTCTGACCAAAAAAGACAAAACAATTATATCGTTCGGTTGCTTGAAAGGGTAGATGATAAGTTGGATAAACTTGAAAACCGTATCAATACAATTGAGCGCTCAGTAGAAAGGAGTGTTTATAATGACAGATAATAGAAGGCTACCAATGAATGAAGAAGGTAGAATGGATAATACTATAAGAGATGGAAGTAACATTATTCCTCGCAATAACAATATGCCTGCTATGAATACTGGTAATGTTCCAACACATTATACAGGCGCATATCGTGATGACTATCGTGATATATACCGCGGTTATAGGTATGACCGTAGAAACAACAAAGAAATGAATATATTTAAGTCTGAAGAAAATTATAAACCGTATAATGATGCAGATGAAATTTTTGAAACTATTGTTGCTCACCTAACCAAAGGCGTAAAATTTCATGACCGTATGATGGATTTGTATGCATTTCTCGGTTTATACGGCTTTAAAAAGATGCACGAATACCAATATCTTTCAGAATCTATGGAACGCAGGCAGACTAAATGTTATATTATAGACCATATGAATATATTGGTAGAAGATAAGTGCGATGAAAAAGGGTTGGACTTTATACCGAAAGCTTGGCACAATTATTCCAGACAGGACATTCCGCCTGAATCGCGCCAGCAGTATATTGAACCATCTTTTCAAGGTTATAAACAGTGGGAAGAAGAGACAAAAGAACTGCTCTCATATTGTGCAAATGAGCTGATGTATATGGGTAAAATGGCAGATTTTAACGAAGTAATGGAGATGATAGAAGATGTCGATAAAGAACTTGAACATCTTGAAAAACTCATGTTAAAATTAAAATCTGTTGACTACAATATCGAATACGTAATGGATATGCAAGAGCAGCTTTGCGATGAGTACAATGAAAAAATTGAGCAGCTTTTTGTTGAAAAACTTGAAGAGGATAAAATCAAACGCAAACATAAAACTAAGTATTCAATGGAAGAGCAATATCAAAGGCGTTCAGCACGTACAGGCAGATATATCCGCGGTTAAAGATTTTGCCCCCTGCAACGGGGGCTTTTTAGTTATGCTAACAAAACCAGAACTTGAATATTTTGATAATCTTCAAAATTATATAAAGAAAACTCTTGGTATAGGCGTTAAAATCTTACCTTGTAGCCATTCTTTCATAATAGGTGACAGTGATATTTTAGGTTGCTGTCATAAGTTCAAAGATGATGAAGGAAATCTTGTAAAATGCTTGATAACTATTGATGACGATTATATTCACAGATGTCTTCAGCGTGGATTCCTGCGGTATTCTCCTTATAATATATACAGTCTCATAGAAACTATCTGTCACGAACTTGCACACTTGTTCATTTGGGAACACGGCGAAGAACACACGCAATTAACGCAAGAATTTACAAATATATTTGTACAACAAGTAAACTAAGCCTTTTTCAGTAAATATTCAGCTACATCTTGTTTATTTTCCAAAGCTGTAATGATATCTTCATCAACTGTTCTAATCTTTGGGATCTTTGCAACAAGACTGATGTATGTGACAGGTCGAGTTTGTCCGGGGCGATGCACTCTTTTAATAGATTGCCTATATAAACCATAAGAATGGCTGAGAGAGTAATATATGCAATACCGCGCGCGAGTTAAATCTATGGATTCTGACCCTGTTTTGTATTGTACTGCTAAAACATCTGCGTCTCCGTTCTTCCATTTTGCTTCTTCGTCAACAATTCCAGACAGCTCTGCATATCTTCGTTCATTTTTCTCACAGGCTTCTCTTATCTTTTCAAAATCATATCTGAATTTTGTAAATACGACAATAGGTTCATTCCTGTTAATTTCTTCAAGAATTTCTGCAAAGGCTTCTTGCCGTGAGTTATCAAGCACTTTTGTGATTTCTTGGGTGAAGTCTTCGGATTCCATCGGCAAATATCCACTGAGAATCTGCTGTTGCCGTAGAATCTTTACAAGCGCGTTGTTCGTCTCCATTATTCCGTCCTCGTCCACAAGTACCCCTTCCTTTTTGACCTCTTTATACACATCTATCAAGGTTTTAGTTGGCGTAAATTCGCGAACTAAGAATGTCTGCGGCGGGAGCTTGATTGTAGATTTAACATAAAATGCGCAACTAAACATCTTTTCCCGCAACTCATCTAAATTCTTGTATGGTTGCTTTTTATCTAAAACCCTATATCCACAGTAGGTTGTGGCCCTGACATCAAGATTTTCATAGCGACTCCGAAATTTGTTCAAACTTGTACCAAATATTTCAGGTTGTAAAAATTTGTATTGAGCATACACATCTACAGGAGTTTCCGTTGTTGGTGTACCTGTCATTAAATACTTATACTTAACACATTTTCCAAGTCTGGCAAGATATATTGAACATTTGCTTGATGGCGTTTTTATGCGATGAGACTCATCACAAATCACACAATCAATTCGAGTTTTGATAAGGCTTTCATTGAACGGTCTGCGCCATATACTGTCATAGTTAATTATAAGAACAATTTTTACACCAGTTTTTGATTGATAGGCAAGAATTTCTTGCAATTTCAATATCTTATTTGATGTGGAGTAATTCGACAGGTTAAAAACACATATATTGCGCTGGTTGAGGTCACAGTGTTTAATAAATTCGCTTTCCCATACGCCGCAAGACTTTTTTGTGCCAACAATGACTGTTAAGTTAAAACCCTTATTAACAATCAAATCAATTCCCACCTTGGTTTTTCCTGTACCCATGTCAGTGTATAGTGCACCATATGTACCAGTCATTAAGTAATCTAATGCCATAACTTGGTGCATCCACGGTTTTGTCTTCATGGTGTACATAGTTTAACTTCCTTTTCAACTTTATCGATTAAGCGTATCAATTCAACTACATCATTCACTGTATAAGCAATACAACAAAAAGCGCCAGCAGCTTGCCAACGCTTTAAGTTTACAAGTTGCTTTTTTGAAGCCTTATTACCATTATCAGCAGTTTTAACCTCTATTCGTAGGGAATGCCCTTTGTAGCAACCGTTTATGTCGGCTTTTCCTGAGGATAAAGCTGTACCTTGTACTTTTTCTGCAACACAATAAGGCAAATTATTTAAGTACTTTAAAATCGCATTTACAATGGTTTGTTCTCTTGGCACTTTAAACTCTCCTCACTTTCTTCGTTTTTTAACTCTTCTTTGGCCTCTATTATGTCTTTAACAGTAAGATTAACAAGGTATGCCCAATATAAGTTGTCTGCAAGAGGATTTACACTACGATCATCAAGATATATATCAGCATAAACTTTGCGAGAATCCCCACCTGTTAACTTTTTAGCCTCTGGTATGTTTTCATTTATGGCATCAAACTCTAATTTCCAACGCTTACACGCTTCAACAGCATCTGTAAGTAGTGTTCCCATCTCACAGCTATTACTTCGACTTGTCCAAAGTATCAATTTTACACCTTTATGTTGCATAGCTCTTAATATGCGTATAAACTTAAAATTCGGTTTTCCGATTTCTGGAAACTTATCTGAAACAATTACTCCATCAAAATCTACCGCTATTATCTTTGGTAATGTGCTGAAGTCTTTATGATTATTCAATCTTTAGACCTCCTTTTAACTCTTTCTCCATATGTTCACTTGCCCATAAGCGCATCCAAGCTCCGGCACTCTTAACATTACTCCTAAAAATATTGGGGTGTAATTGTGTATACCTATCAACAATTAGCTGTCGTAAGATTAACATATCTTTTTTTTCTAACATGTTTAATTTAATATTGAAATCATGTTTTATCCATTTTATTACATCGTTTACCATTTCAACATGTTTGTTGTATCCTTTAGATTGTAAAAATTGATTTAAAAGTTCCTTTTCGATATAACAAAAATGTACACCTTTTTTGTAATTAGTGTATTCATCAGTCATAGTAAGAGATAACTTTATAAATTCTTTGTCTATTCCCATATTATCTACCTTCAAAACTTAAGTTTCTTTGTGATGAAGAGTAAGTTTAAACTTACTCTTCATCATCCCAATCATCCCAGTCATCGTCTTCTTCATCTTCTTCAAACTCTGTTGCTTTTTTAATAGATTTTTTTGTTGCTTTAGTGTTTTTTTCAACAGACTTCTTTTCTATCTTTTTCGCTTCTTTTTTTGGTTTTTCTTCCTCTTTTTCCTCAGCTTCTATTTCTTCATCTTCCATTTCATCTATGTCTTCATCTTCATCTATTTCGTCATCTATGTTTTCTGATACTAATCTATTAACTTCTTGAATTCTTGCACGTAACTGACCGTTGTATTCTTCATGTTTTACTGTAATTTCAACAGTCTTACCAATAAGCTTATTAGTATCAATGGCAATTCTACCATGCGCCCTGATTCCACAAGCTTCAAAAAATGCTTTAAGCTTCCACATCGCAGCATCTACAAAAGGGTAACTTTCAATTACTCTTGTACCTTTACCAATTCCAGAAATAACTTCAAACGTTATTTTAAAACCAACATTTCCTCCCTGAAATGTAACTTCATCTATTTTGGCTACTTTGGCTGTGTGTACACCCTCCGGTGCTCTCTGAAATGTTTCTACACCAGTAAAATCAAATATCTTTTTCATAATTTATTCCTCCTCTATCAACTTCATAATTTTTTCATACGATGGGTTTATCATGCGATTTGGTAATTTAATTTTTGGATCAATCTGAAATTTAGTCCAATAGTATGGGTTTGGCCCGATATCCGCTGCGTATTTTACAACTTCTTTAGTTTCTCCTGTTGCTTTATCTATAACCTCTTTTTGTATTTTCACTGTATGAATTCCAAAATTTGCCATACCCTCGATGTATGTTCGTGCTCCTTTTGATATAGAAATACGAACATCTGGAAGTAATTCATCTTCCATACCCTCTATACTATCTATAACCTCATGACCTGATAAAATTACCCATTTTTTCTTAGACAGCTTATGGGCAAGTCTGATAAGTTCTTCTGTTTCGGTTAAAAGGTCTCCCCACAATTGCTGGGTCATCTTCTTTCCTTTTTGTATGACATTTTCGTTTTTCCATTCGTTCACAAGTAATGAAAACGTATCAACAAAAACACTTTTATATGTTTTATCTTTTTCAAGTTCTTCAAAAACTTGTTTCAACTCAGCGGTTGTCCTTGGCTCAACAATCGAAATTCCTGAAACTTTTTTTATAGTATTAACTCCATCATCACCAATCTTTACATAAAGCATAGGTTTTGGAAATGTACTTCCAACTTTTGTTTTACCGCTTGCTGATTTACCGTATAAAACAACCAACTTTCCGCTGCTAACTTCAGATATATCAACAGCACTGCTTAATATTGTTTTCATTTTTACTCACCTCCTTTCTGCTCTGTGAAATCATGCTCTATAATATAATTTATACTGTCTGAATCATTTGTAGTCATTTGTGCATAACAGATAGAATAAAAATTACACCATGAGCAATCCTGTGTCATATTCATTGTTGTGTTATTTTCGCCATATTTGCAAATTTCTGTGGCCGTTCTCAAAAAGTCATTCCAAACTTTATTTACCATTTCAGGAACAAAGTCAAGAGTAATGCGAAAAAAGAAATTTTGAATGTTCGGTTTGTATAATTGCAACAAGTCCTTGACATCAGTTTTTTCTAATCCACGTTTAGATGCAGCTCGTAAAACGCTGTATGGGGTGATTTGCTCACTCTTTGCTGTTGAAAACCTCTGCGATTTTTCAAGCCATATTGGTTCATTGGCTGGAGTGGACTTGATATAATCCCACATGACATTTTTTGGCAACTCTCCGTGAATAATTTGTACTGCGTGCGCATACAAACACTTTTGAGTATTCATAACCAATGTTGAATAATCAGGTTTGCGGCTAAATGTCTTATGTTCTTCAACCGTTATTCCGTCATCGTTATAATATAATCCGTCAATTACTCCGACAAATACCACATCTTCCTTACCATTCTTGAATATAGGTATTTCAAATCTTTGCTCAGTTACATCGGGTAAAGGATGTTTTTTATAAACTCTCAAATAATCTCGAAAGATGGTCTCTATGTCCTGAGGGTAGTTTTCCCCAAGGTCATTTTGCCAATTTGCAGGCATATTATAGAATTTGTCTGAAATGTTTTTCAACTCTTTCTTGATTTGAGCTTTGTCCCCACGATATTCAAGCAGTTTATGGAAGTCTGCCCCAAAATGTAGAGGTCTTGATGGTCTTTTTGGAGTTAATTTACGTATATAACCCAAATAGTGGTTATATGGACAGCGAAGATATGCAGATATACGTGAATAACTGATATTCATAACTTCTCCTTATATTAAAAAATGTCGTTATAATAATAGTAGTCATCAATACTTTCAATATCTTCAAACTCTTCACTTTCATAATCAAGAGGTATTACAGGCTCTTTTTTTGACTTTCTCTTTCTTGGTACTCTTACATATGTTCCATCGTTTTCTATAATTGTACAAGCATATCTTTCTTTTCCATCTTCTGTGTTAATTTGAACACCGGTTGTTCTATCAAAAATGAGATTTTTACCTTTTTTTGTAAAAATAGTGATAGTCCTTTCTGTTGCTTTTTGAATTGAAAATACACCTACTTTCATACCAGTAAAAGCTTTTAAAATTACAGTGTCCCCTTTTTTCAGTTTTCTTAAACTCATTGTTTTCTCTCCTTTCTAAAATTGTAATTTAATTTTACAATATTTTCTCAGATAAGTAAAGCTTAATTTTTAGGTATATCCTATTGTTTTAGCGCTAAATTCGATTAAAAGCTAAATTTATCTAAGTTATTCTAACTATTTACTACCCCATGGACCAATTCCAACGTCCGCTTCCAAAGCTACATCCAACTCAACCCCAAAAACGTCAAGTAATTTTGGGTGTGCCATTATTCGCTGAATTTCAGGGACAATCCAGTCAACATCTTTTTCGTAGAATTCACCAAGAATCGAATCGTGTACTGTACCAACAATGCGCAAACCATATTCAGATAATGTCTGATGAACTTCTAACGCCGCAGAAAGTAATATATCTGAACCTGTACCCTGAACAGGCGTGTTTATAGCTCTTCTCACTGCTTCTAATCGCTCATAATATTTATCACTGTAAATTTTTGGGAGTTTTCTAAATCTACCAAACATATTAGGCACCCCGCCTAACATCTCACAAATTTCTTCTTGCTCTTTATGCCAAGAAAGTAACCTGCTATATTTTGCAAAAAACGCATTGCGGTATGCTTCCGCTTCTGCTTGAGTAAATGTCTGACCATATGAATTATAAGCGTACTCAACAAATTTCTTAGCCATCATCCCGTATAAGAACCCAAAATTTACAGCTTTGGCTTTGCTCCTTTCATCTTTTGTTGGTTCTCTTCCTCCGGTCATTACTCGTGCTGTTTCCGTATGTATATCCCCGCCCTCACGATATATTTTTAACATTGTGGGCTCTTTAGCATAATGTGCAGCAATTCTTAACTCTAACTGTGAATAATCAGCTTCAAAAAATACTTTACCCTCTGGTGCAGTAAACAGCGCGCGAACGTCTTTTGTTCGCGGAACCTGTTGTAAGTTTGGATTTTGGCATGATGTACGTCCGCTTATGACATTTGTAAGATTAAAGGACGGGTGAATTCTGCCATCAAAACTCGCATCATCCCCCCAACGATTGAGAAACATCTTATTAAGGGTATTTGCTGCTGAATAGTCTAAAATCATTTGTGGTATTTCATAACCTTGAGCAGCTAATCGTTTACATACGCTTGCATCAGCAGACGGCTTACCCGCAGGTGTTACTTTAAGTACAGGTAAACCTTCTTTATCCTCACTAAATAAGACATCCACTTTTTGTTGTGAACTATTCCAATTTATGTTGTAGTGGTCTTTAAGGTCTTTGAGGTTCTTTTCCTCCAACTTCTTGTACTTTTTCTTGACCTCCTTATATGCATCTAAGTCAATATATATTCCTGTTTTTTCAACATCTCTATACATCAAATACGCAGGTAGAAGTATTTTTTTATATATCTTTTTTTGAGATGGAGTCATATGTTTTCTGAAAAATTTATAGAGCATCCAAGTGTACTTTAAGTCTAACCGCAAATATGGTTCAACAGTTTCGTTATTTCCGGACAATTTTTCTTTCTTTGGGATATCCCAATCAGGCACCTTTAGATACATCTGTGCCATCGCTTTTAAACCGTGTTTTTCTGCAAGGTCGTAGGCTGTGCCCATAAGCATAACATCTTCCGTTATAGGTAGCTTTATTTTCATTTTTTGATATATAAAAAGCGTATCAAATTTTCCGTTCTGCCAAATAAATTTGGCTTTTCTCTCTTTTAAACTTTTAACGAGTACACGGAATTCATCTCTGTCTAATTTTTCTTTATAATCAAAAGTAAAAACAGTTGGCTTTGTGTTATCCTCGTTAATTTGTACGCCTATCCATGTAATATCATCTTTAAAACGGTCAAGACCTGTAGTTTCAATGTCTACTGTTGCGAATAACATTACAATCTCCTTCTTAATAAGCGATATAACATAATTATACTTCCATAACTTCTACAAGCATAGTAATAGCTTCTGCATACTCTTCAGTACTCAAATTCAAATCCATAAGTTCTTGTTTATATATGTTGTATATTCGATAGTCCTCTTTGGTATCGTGGCTTGCACGATTTATTATATCTTTTATATCACTTCTCATTTTCCATATCCTCCATAAACAGTTCAGGGTATGCTTCTATTAAAAGTGTCTTTATAGGTTTTCTTACTCTTTGCCCGTTTCCATACAAATCAACCACTTTTAAGTCCCCATCTAATGTTGTTTGCGCAAGAATTTTTCCATGTACATTTCTTATATCACCTTTAGAATTTATCCAGTATAAGCCTTCAAAGCCTTTAACTGTTTTCCAATCCATTATCTCTCCTCCTTATCTTTAAAATGTAAACCTTTCCATGCAGCTTGCCTGTTTTTGTCTCTTATTTCTTTATATCCAAGTGATCGCATATTGCGCATAAAAGAATGTTTTTTATGCGCTTCTCTACCACTTTGTAGACAAAAATCAATGTAATTTTGGTATAGCTCGTCTTTTCCAACAACCCCTTTTTTGTCATCTTCGCAATAAGAAGATAAAAAAGCATGAATACTATCCGAGTCTTGACGAAGTGATTCAACACAACTATCAGATAACTTTGTTCTTGGAATCTCTTTTATAGGCAATAAGCTCAACAAATACGGTATGACTTCTTCAATTGATTCTTCACTGCATAAATCATCAACGTATTCATTATTTAGAAATAGTTCATTATTCATAAACAACACTCTTAAACGCTTGTAAAAAGCGTTTGACTTCTCCTCCAATTGAAGTGGCAGCTGATTGAATGAAAATATTAGCTTCGCAAATGACGTGAAGAAAAATGGCTCTTTTCCTTTTTTCTCATGCATTATTTGGTCTCCGCCTGTTATTTTTTTCAAATTCTCTATGCTTGAGAGCGGTAAAGTCTTGTTATCTGCACAAGCATTGAGCAGTTTGCCATATAACTGTGATGGATAAAATCGGGCACTTAAATCATGCATTGATAAGGCTGAAATATTTTGCTTCCCTATAAGCGTTTCAAAGAATCTTATAAGTACGGATTTTCCAGTATTCGATTGTCCTACTAAGATCATAAAAGTCTTTAAACCATAATCTGTTGTTAAGCTATAAGCCATATATTTTATAATCATTTTTATGTCTTCTTTAGGCAGCTTCGTTTTTTTGAAAAACTCATAAAGGCGTGTCTGTGTAAACGGTACAAACTCTTTAACTTCATGAGGAATTTGAATAGTTTGTAAATACTTGCTATCGTGCGGAATTAACTTAGCCTGCTCAATATCCCAAATACCGTTTTTAAAGTTTATCAAGTTTTTATTTGCATTAACTTCGTTAGCTTCACGCTGAATCCGAGTGTCATCACATAATAGTTTGTATGCCTCCATTATTTTTGAGTATGTTATAAGATTATCATAAACAATCATATTTTTTATTGTGTTTCTAATAAAACTACTTGATTCCTTATAAAAACCGTTATGGTATTGATAACACTCCGAGCCAATAACAAACATGTTGCCTTCATTCACAAAATAATCACATATTGCTCGACTGTTGATTTGACTTGGTTTTCCTTTCTCTGTATAAATTATGTAAGGATTCTCAAATTCAGTTTTGGCTTCATATTTATGTGTATTTTTGACAATTTGTTCAAGCTCATTTTTGCTCATTGGCTCTTTAAACACATAAGTATTTATAAGTTCTGCAATTTCAGCTATTTCACTGTCACTTGCCCCGCGATTCTTAAACGCCATAAGATGAGCAAATAAAGTTGAATTTCTGCCATCTCCTTCTTTTAAGTTAAGTAAACTGTCTTTCCGATTGATGAGCGGTGTAAATATACTTGGTAATTCTGCAATCTCATTACATTTATTAAAAACCCGGTCAGGTTCTCCGAACGGCAAAAGTACATAACCTTTATTTGCACATCTAAAGTCACATTTCAGACCAAATGGCAAAACCATACCAACTTTTTGTGGAAACTCTTTCTGTGACTTAAAATACAAATGTAAACCTTTCGGGGTTTTACACATAAGGGTCTTAAGCTTTAATTTTTTCACAATTTTAAGTGCCTCTTCTTTGCCCTCATCAATATCTACAACAATATAACCATCACGTACCCACCATCCGATTTGTCCACCATTAAATAAATGTATGCTTGCTTGTTCTTCGTTAACAATACTTGAGTCTACTCGTTTTTTTCCTACGCATCGCACATAACTATCTTGACCTATTAACTTATTAAATTCATTTAATTTCATTTGTACTCCTCTGATTTTGGACAATGTTTACAAGCATTTTCTCTGTCTGGATCATCAAAATGATCATAATAAAAGCACCCCTCACAAGCATAATCTTTTATAAGTATTTCTCTGTATTCCGACTTATTAGAACACCCTAACCCAGATTGAAGCCTTGAAATTTTTTGAGAAACTATTTTACTAATTTCTTCTGTAGAAAAAGTGTACGATGCATCTATATAGTGCAATACTACTTCCACGTCAGCCCGCTCTTCAAGTACCTTTTCACGCGTATTCACTATACCTTCTCCAACATTATCATATCGAAAAAGTTTTAGTAAGGCCTGAGACAATTCGCAACATTCTTCTGCTGCAACAGCAAGTTGTTTTTTAGTTCCATAAATAAGTTGGGCTTTTTCTAATACTTGTATTTGTGCTTTATTTAGCATACTTGTATACACCTCCAGTTTCTTCATTGTACCATCCTATTTTTTCAATAGAAACTACATTTCCATAAAAACCACTATTGCTACAATCTCCTGTCCAGCGGCATTTTGAGGATAGTTTTTCAATTTCAACAATAAATTCTACAATAGACCCGTCTACACACTGTACTCCTTCATTATTATAAGTATGGCTGTCATTTTTTTGGTCTGATTTAATAGCGCAAATTGTTACGCCTTCACTGAATTTTATGTTGAATACATCCCCCACATCTCCAAAGGCAGAACCAAGAGCAACGAGATAACACCCATTAAGTTTACAAAAACCTGCTTCATCTACACGGGCAGCATCAACAATTTTGTACTGTTTAGAGTTTTTATTTGTAATAGCACTTCTGTCCATATAACTTTTAAATGCTGAATTTGGATATGTGTGAGTATCATACACAACTTGTTCATTTAAGTGGATTTGTTGTGCTACAAATAGTTGTATCTTTGCGAGTTCTTCTTCAAATTGTTTTTGTATTTCTTGTATTTTGCACTCAAAATGATATGCTTGTAATAACATAATAAGTATCACAGATGCTATGATTAAAACAGTAGACTTATCTATCATATGATCACCTTTCTGTTCAATTTTCATATTTTCATATTTTCATATGCTTCATCCATCAATGAATTTATTTCTTGAAGCCAATGTATGAGTATTTCTTTCAGTGTTAACCCTTCCTTACCTGTTCATCTCCTTTTCTTTCTATAGGATTTAATAAAATTCTGTCAGGTAGAACAATGTATAATGCACGGTGAGTGCGGATTGCTTTATAAACTTTCTTGCCTCTTGTGTAATCTTCTACAATACCTTGTTCATAGCGATACCCTTTTTTAGAATTGCGCTTGTAAACTACCTGTTTAAATTTCTTTTTACAATCAGGACAAAAAAATCCTGCTTTTATGGTACCATTTTCTTCATTGACTTCTTCATGTATACTCCAAAGTTTCTTTTTACAATCAGGGCAAGTTCCATAAAAAAGTCTGTATGGATGGTCAGGTTTATTGATAAGTGCATAAAGCTTTTCTGTGTATTTATTGTTCATCATCTTCCCCTTCCCACTGTTTAAACATTAAACCTTCGTTATTCTCTAAGACAGTAAAGCACATTTTTGCATTATCATCGATATACGCTCCAATTTGAAGTAATATGTTGTCACCTGTTAAACAGCAGCTTGTAAACCCATTGTTTGGTCTTTTATTATAATATCTAACAATAAATAGCCCAGTTTTTGACTTCTGCAATATAAAAGTATGCTTATTTCTATAAATATCTACATGATCCCCCGGTTTTAGTTTAAGCTGTTCACAAAGAGGCTCTGAAAAGACTAACTGTTTTCTTTGTCTGTTAAAATACACAGAAGTTTTAATCCTTTGTGGTACAATTTTTTCAAATTCTCTTATATCAATATTCATTACTTTTTGCTCCTTTACTTTATGTTGTACTTTATAAACAAATAAATTATATAGTGTTTAGTGTAAATTTTCAAACTAAGAAATACTGTTTTTCGTACGCATTTAAATATAATTTTACATTAAATACTGCTCTTTTCTTTACTTATCTTAACTATTCTTATTCATTCGATTTACTAAGGTATCAGGAAGTGTAGGCGAAAGAATAATTTTCCCGGTTTTTAATATTATAACGCTTTTAGTTCTTCTGCCATATGTTAAATCTATACATAACATTTCATCTTTAGCAAAACTAATCATTCTTTTTATAGGTGCGCTTTCTGGCGGGAGTATAACTTCAACTTCTTTTCTATTTACAAAACTTCCATTTCCAATACTTATAAGCATTTTCTTCCTCCTAAATGTTTTAACTTTATACTTTTCTAAAAATATTGTTTGAGAACTTCTTTATTTAGCATTTCCTCTGATGCTCTCTTATAAAAATCTCGTGCGATTTCAAAACCATAACAACTACGATTTAATTCTGCACACGCCCGAAGTGTTGTACCACTTCCAGCACACGGATCAATTACTACATCGCCTTCATCTGTAAATGTTTCTATCAATTTCTTTAATACTGCTACTGGTTTTTGTGTCGGATGAATTTTAGGGTAGATCTTTACATTATCACGTTTCCACTCAAACCAATTAAAAACCATATGTCTATTACCTTCTTCATCAGTATTTCTAAATTTTGGCAACCTATTTCTGTACAAAAGTAAAGCGTATTCAACAGCTCCAACAACTCGCATATTTGCTTTTAAAACTTGAGGAGAATAGTTTTTAATAAAAACAAGAGGTATATATTTTTTAAACCCATGCTTATTTGCATAATGTATAACTGTTTGGATTTGTTCAAATGAACAAAAAACTATCATACATGGCGCGTCTGAACTTCTCCCGCGTTCACCTGCTTTCTCTGGCTCTTTTTTCAAAAGTTTGCTACAAAAATGAAAGTACTCTGCAATATTGAAAGAAAAATCTGTGTTAAATGCTGCGGAGTGTGCAAGTTTAGACTTGCCTTGTTTTCTGTCCCTATTGTTGTACCACATAGGATTACTTCCATAAAAGTCTACTCCAATATTATATGGAATATCTGCAATCACAAGCTGTGCCTTTGGAATTCCATAGCGTTTATAATTTTGAAAATTATCGTTATATAATTCTATCCTCATTCTTTTTACCCTTCTTTCCTTTCTCAGTCATAAGACTCTTAAAATCTGCCTTTGTCATTTCACTTATCTCATCTATGGTTTTCTGAACCTTTTTAAGCCTCTCTATTATTTCCTTCATACTACTGGCAGGCTCCCTCGATACGGCCGCCGCATATCCGTTAAGAAGCTGCTGCAAACTGCCGTAATATCCTCTGACTATAAAATCGGTCTCTCCCTTACGGTTTCCCTTCGTCAGAGTTACTTTCTGCACAAGCGCAATGCATTTGCTGTCACAGAAATCTATATAGTAATCATTCTCCTTGTCTATCCTTAGCATTATTAACTCCTATTCTCCCCGCCATAGCGAGAAAATATATTTGTCGATAAATTACTCAATGCGCCCTTTAAAAACTTACTATGAGCTTGTCAGCCATATTCTGTTGTGTAAGTTCTGCATCTTGTCGAGACATTTAAATTAACTCTCATTTTCTATCCCCTCTTAAAAACCTATCAAGTCTATACCTGTTTTATCCTTGATGCTGTCCCGCATCGCATTTATCGAAACCAAATGTTCATCAAGGTATTCAGCATATCTCTCCACCCTTACAGCTATATTAGCGATGTCATCAGCACCTATTCCAATCTCATCGGATGTTGCTGACAAAGTAAGCAAGATAGCTTTCGCGGTTGCGTCAGAAGCTGTTTTATATTTTATCTTGTCAAGCTGCTTATCTGATAAATAATACTTCACGCTCCTTTTATGTTTACTCATATTTGTCTCCTTTCAAAACCTTTTATATGCTTCTTCCTTGCTTATTCTCTCGAACTCAATGACCCATACCCACGGGTTAGCGTACCAGCCGTAAATCACAAGTGGTTTAGACTTTATTCTACGGTTCCATATTGCCTTGCCGAATATCATTGGAAAATCTTTTATTTCGTATTGATTAATAATGTCATTTGATAGGCCCTCCTTGACACATATGTTGCCGATAACTTCACTTTGTGTAAAATTGAATATTGAAAATCCCACCCGCGATCCCAGCTTTGCGAAAGCCCGTCCGTTTCCGGCGTATAGTAAAGCGGGCATTTTGCCGTTTTGTCGATCGCCGCCGATATGATAGCCGAAGGCATAAAGGAAACGCTCCTTCATAAACTCCTTGTTTCCTTCCTTGCACTTGATAATTTCAAGCGCCTTCGGGAACTGCCAGCCGCTTTTGTTTTCCTTCATCGTGTGCCGCTCCTTTCAAAGTACATATTCCCATCGGTTTTTCATTTCTTCCGGCGATACGTAGTAATCGCGGCGGCGTGTCCCTGTCCAAGCGATACCGCCCGCCGATCCTGCGAATGTGAAGTTTGCCGCGCGAAGGGAAGCACCGTTTTCACTCTCCAGTGTGTAGGTAATGACCTTCTTGTATCCCATATCGCGGGCGATCCGGATACAAGCCCCGTACAGCTTCGTACAAGCATTTCTTGTTCCGTCCGTGCAATTCCTGTAAATCTCCAGCGTTTCTCCGTTATCCAGCCGCCGTGCTGTCGGTCTGCCGCAAATTGCAACGCCGCATAGCCGTTCGCCTTCATAGCAGGAAATCGCGAACTTCCCGCCAACTGGCGGTATATTGTGCCGATGGTATTTCCCGACGAACTCGCGGGCGGGCTTTAAGTGCATAGGTCTGATTTCAAGCATTCGCCACCCCTCCTTAATTCGTGTACGGGTTTTCAAGCGTCCAGCCGAAGCAAACTCCCCATGAACTGGTGGCGTAGCTGCTGTCGTCGCGGCCAATGCTGTTCACACGGCAGAAGAGGGTGTTGTAGCCCGCACAAGAAGAACGTAACCACCACCATGCAGTGTCGCCGGTTGCGTCGAACTTGACACGGTTACGGCGGTCTTTAAAATACTCAAGCTGTTTTTCGCGGTCAGGCTCTTTTTCGACCCGATACTGCTCTCCGAAGACTTCAACCTCGGAGAAGAGCCACAGCTTGTCCTCTTCATCGCCGAACTTGCGGGGCTTAATAGCCGCGACGAGCTCATCAGGAAGCAGCGCGATAACTTCCTCGTTGAGCCAGCGGCGCATATCGCAAGCAAGCCAACCGCCCTCGTTGGTCCAGTCCTCATTCATGTGGTGGTAGCCGAGCAGATTCTTCAGCCCGATAACGCCCTCGTCCATAACGACGAACACGACCTCGCGACCGTCTTTTAAGGTTTCAGTAATTTCGTCGCCAACTTTTAACACACCCGGATTTGCCCAATCAAAATCGCGGGTTTCTTTTGTTGTAATAGTTGCCATAATAATTTCCTCCTACCATTCACTCACCTTGTCACAAAGGATATCTTCTGCCTTTTTCCTATCTACCATAAGCATATGCTGCAAGTTGTCAAGCGCCATAGAAAGCGCCGCGTCAATAATACTCGCGCATACCTCGCAGTTGTCGCCATAATGTTCTACCTCTTCACCGCAGATAGGACACTTCGGCTTTTCTTCTTCTACTCTGTGAGTTTCGCAATAATTGTAATAGTTCTCTGCATCCCTTACAGGGTCATTACTCATAAATATCATCTTGCACCTCCATAAATTTTGTGATATCTTTTAAGTTGTAGTTTCTACAATATACTTTTTCATTGTTTTTCTCTTTAAATTTTACTTGAAATTGTTTTCTTTGAAAAGTAATTTTTATCTTATTACATCCAATAAATGTAATTTTCTGATATAAGTGTAAATTCTCTGTCAACCCTGTTTTCATCTTTTATAAATAAAAATTCACGTCTTTCACCCGGTTTACCTGTTATTGCAGAAAACATTACAGGTGTTTTACTTTCTTCAGCGCTGTAATATAACTCTCCGTTTTTGTTATTCAGATACAGTCTTGATGCATTTAATCCTTTTAAATTTTTCATTTTTTAAACCTCCTAAAATTTGTTTTTATTTCTGTTTACAATGATAGTATAACATAGTCACAATAACAATGCAATACTTTTTTGTGAAAAAATTTAATTTTTATATGATTTTTTTCTATTTTTTAGTTTTTAAGCTTTTCACAACGGTATAATAACATATTACAAGAACAATGTAAAGGTATTAAGTAAAGTTTATGTAAAAATATATTTAGAGTTAAAACATTTTTATTGTGAATTGCATTTAGCTAAAAATTGGTAAAATTTTTATAAAAATTGGCATTGATAAATGTTGCTTATTGTGATTTATATGTTATTTACCAACTTTTTATTTTTAAAAGTGTGAAAATTTTTCACTTAATTTTCACTATCTATTGTGAGCGATTTCACAATAATTTACCACTTTTTATTTTTTTCTTTAATA